TAGGCGACTGGCATCACCATAGATCTGCCACAAACGTATCCACAATGAACTACACAGTTTCCAACATGGAACGGCTGGGTGCGGCATTTGAGAAAGTGTACGTGATCATGGGCAACCACGATTTATACTACAGAGACAAGAGAGAAATCAACTCAATGGAATACATCAGGAACATTCCAAACATACACATAGTTAACGAATGGTTGGTGGAAGACGATGTTGCTATCATTCCATGGGTGGTACAGGACGAATGGAAAAAGATTGAAAAAATGAAGCAGAAGTATGTGTTTGGTCACTTCGAACTGCCGTACTTCAAAATGAACGCCATGGTGGAAATGCCAGATGTTGGCGGAATACAGACTGACCACTTCGCAGGATGTGGCAAAGTGTTCTCAGGACACTTCCACAAGAGGCAGTACATGAAGAATGTAACATACATGGGCAACGCTTTCCCTCACAACTACGCTGACGCATGGGACGACGACAGAGGAATGATGATTCTGGAATACGGGGGAGAACCCAAGTTTGTGAACTGGCCCAACATGCCTAGATACATCACGATAAAAGTTTCAGAACTGTTAGAAGATCCAGACAAATACCTAAAACCAAAGATGTATGTGAGGGTAACATTAGATATAAAAATTAGTTACGAGGAAGCAAATTTCGTAAGGGAAACGTTCATAGACAAATACCAATTGAGGGAACTACAACTGATACCAGAGCAAGTGGATAACGCACAACAACCACTAGTAGAAGTGCAGAAGTTTGACAGCGTGGACCAAATCGTCATCAAGCAGTTGCAGGGCGTTGATTCCGAGGTCTATGACAAGAACGTATTAACAGCAATCTACAACGATCTAGATGTCACGAATTAGTAAAAAGAAATTGATTAAAGTGTTAAAGGGTGATTTTGAACAACCAACTATGTCTAAAGCACAGATATTCGATATGTTCAAAAATCCACCAACACAGGAAGAGTGGCTGAAAGGCTACAAAGAATGGAAGAAGAAACAACTTGCTAACGATTAAAGAAATAACAGTCAAGAACTTCATGAGTGTGGGCAACCAGGCCCAGGCCATAGACTTCTCCAACAAGAGCCTAGTGCTTGTGATTGGTGAGAACATGGACTTGGGAGGTGACGACGCGGGTGCTAGGAATGGTACTGGTAAAACAACTATCATTAACGCATTGAGTTATGTGTTCTTTGGCGAGGCACTGACAAACATCAGGAGAGATAATCTCGTTAACAAGACCAACGAGAAAGGCATGTTGGTCAGTGTGAAGTTCATAAAGAACGGAGTGACCTACACAATCGAGAGAGGACGTAAACCACAGATATTCAGATTCTATGCCAACGACATCGAACAAAACACAGACAACAACGAAGCACAAGGTGAGAACAGAGAAACGCAGGTAGAGATCAACAAACTGATGGGCATGACACATTCCATGTTCAAGAACATAATAGCACTGAACACTTACACACAACCGTTCCTGTCTACAAAACAGGCAGAACAAAGAGAGATAATAGAACAGTTGCTGGGTATAACACTGCTGTCACAGAAAGCGGATCTTCTAAAGGAGAAACAGAAAGCAACAAAGCAGATGCTCACCGAAGAGAAGATGCGTATAGATGCTAAAGTTGCCTCGAACGAAAAGATACAGGAGTCCATAGAAAGTTTGAAAATAAGATCAAACGCTTGGACAAAGCAAAAAGATGATGACATAAAAAGTTTCAAAGAAGCGATTGCAGAACTGGACAAAGTGGACAGTGAGATAGAGATTGCAAAACACAAAAAACTTCAAAAAAGAACCGAATTACAAACTATGCTGAGAAGCCTAGAGAAAGAAAAAGCCTACCACGAGAACTCATTAACCAAAGCGGAAAGCACAGTGGCCAAGACCAACACAGATCTTGAATATGCAGAACAACAGAAATGTCCAACGTGTGAACAAGAACTACACGACGACAAGCATACACATCTCGTGGACAAACTAAAAGTGCAACTCACAGAATCTACGGACTACGTGACAAAATTAAAAACAGACCTAGCAAAAATACAACAGGGCATAGACGATGTGGGTGATCTAGGACAAATGCCAGAAACATATTATGACACAATAGACGAGGCATACAACCACAAGGGATCGTTACAGGATCTCAAAAGACAGTTGGAACAGACAGAGAAGAAAGAAGACACATATGCAGAACAGATCGCGGAGATGACCAAATCCGCGATACAGGAAGTGGACTACGAGAAGGCTAACGAGTTGGAAGACCTACACAGGCACCAGGAGTTCCTGTACAAACTGTTGACTGCAAAAGACTCATTCATAAGAACAAGAATCATAGAACAAAACTTAACATACTTGAATCAAAGACTAGCATACTTCCTGGGTAAAGTTAAACTGCCCCACACAGTCACCTTCCAATCGGACCTAACAGTGCGTATAGAGGAACTGGGCAGGGAACTGGACTTCGACAACTTGAGCAGAGGAGAGAGAAACAGATTGATATTAAGTTTGAGTTGGGCGTTCAGAGATGTGTGGGAGAGCCTTTATCAACAGATCAACTTGCTGTTCATTGACGAACTTGTGGACGCAGGTATGGACATATCGGGTGTTGAGAGTTCAATGGCCGTGCTCAAAGACATGAGCAGGACGCAGAAGAAGAACATATTCCTGATATCTCACAAAGATGAATTGGTAAGCAGGGTAAACAGTGTACTCAAAGTTGTAAAAGAGAATGGATTCACAAATTATGCTAACGACGTGGACATAATAGTATGAAGACTTTAATCACAGGCGGAAACGGTAATCTCGCAAACAGTCTAAAAAAGTACATAGACGGTGATTACTACGGCAAGGATATGTTGGATCTTACTGATAGAAATTGCATAAGAAACTTGCCCATGTATGATATGCTTATACATACTGCCACTGGAAATAAAAAAATTAACGATAATTTGGAACTACTGTATACGAAAGCAAAAAAAATATTTGTGTTCACAAGCAAACAAGGAACGTTCATGAACTGGAAAAAATTAGGTCCATTAGATTATGGATTAGAAAAACTTAACATGAATTTTATTGTGTACAGGCACAACATGGAAAATCATAACGCTCAAATATTCGAACCAGGTCATATGGAAACCAGAGAACAGTACGATAATATTGCTAAGAAATTCAGTGAACTATACCTAGACTGGAAGTTTGAAAAAAACATGATATATGATCTGTCGTCTGACGGATATGTTGCCTACTGATATCTTACGTATAAACTAGTTCTACCATCGCTCTCAATTTCTTCAACACCATGATGGCTGTGTTTGTTGTTCAGTAAAGCGTAACCATAATTTGTTCGAAAAGGAAATGTAAAAACAACGTTCCCTTGCGAATCATATATTGATGTGCCTTTGTTGAAATCGCTTAGGTAAACCTGTAAATGTAATTTTATTCGTTCGTCATCAACGTGTGGAGAAAGTTTGTATCCTTTTCCGTCAACCCAGATATCTACTGATTGAAATTTCAAGTTTGTGTTGAATTTTTTTTCCAGTGCCTGGGTTATTTTTGAATTCATAAAAAACACAGTAATTTTTTTCATGTCATCGTCGTGTCTGGATAATTTTTTCCTGTTCAAATCGGATTGGTTCTCTAACTTTTCAAGATTTTCTTTTTTACCAAGATCCAAATTTTGTATATTACCAAAAAAATTAGGATACTTTTGGTAAACTAATCCATTATCATTCTGAACTATTGAATTTTCTATTGACAAAACCACATCTTGTGTGCTTAAATTGAACATATGTTAATTAATTATATCGTACGACAACAGAAGGAGAAAAACATATGTCAAATGAAACACATGATGCTATCATGACAGCGATTCAAACTTACTCAGAAGAGAATGGTAAGTTTGTTGATAAGGGTGTAAAAGCCTCTGCAACAAGAGCCAGAAAAGCCCTAGCAGAATTATCTAAACTGATCAAAGCAAGAAGAAAAGAAATTCAAGAAGTAAAGAACGCGGCCAAGACAGCGGCGTAATCAATCATTGGATTTTGCAAAACCCAAAGCCTCCGGCTAGCAATAGTCGGGGGTTTTTTTATGACTTGAGGATTCCCTTGCCGTGTACTCTCACACGTATATGACCATTGTAGTAATTGTTAGTTTCCAGCACCTTGCGTGAGAACTGTTCACGTGCCTCAACGTAAGATAGTTCTGCCTTGGACTTGCAGTAGAAAAGTATCTCCCTCGTGAACTTGTCCTTGCCCAGTCTGTTGACATCTATGGTTAGGTCATCGCTCGATCCATAGTAGTCCTGCCAGTCCGAATTCACTTTGTACCTACGCTTGTTCTTCCTGCCTTTGAGTGGAGGTCTAGATCTTTTGAACCTGGCCAATTTCTTACCGATGTACATCCTACCGTTGGTTGTGTTGGTTATGAGATACACGAAGCCAACTATGTCTTCTGGTATTGTGGTAATTTCTTTTCCTTGGTATGTCCAATGCATCGTGGTATTTAAAGCCAAAAAGATTGACCTAGAAATAAAACTCATATAAACAAGTGCGATAGGCAAACTACAATTTCTTAAAAATTTCCAACAGGCAAACATAGCATCGCAACCAGTGAGCAAGGAAATGCGGCTAACAAGCGACAGGTGAATCCTTAGATGC